GGCTCTGTCTAGGCTGGCTCTGACTAGGTTGGCTCCGTATAGGTTGGCTCCGTCTAGGTTGGCTCTGACTAGGTTGGCTCCGTCTAGGCTGGCTCTGTCTAGGCTGGCTCTGACTAGGTTGGCTCTGACTCCACCTTCTTCATCGTCGAGCCATTTTTTATGATCTTCTAAAATTTGCTCTAATTCTTTTCTGTTAATTTTCATAATTCTTCCTTTTAGTTATACGCCGTGATCGGCGTGATCATAATCATCCAACCGTTATAAAAACATTTTGAGCAATTACAAAAACAGTGATGAATATCCAGATGTTCATTGTTCAGCCTGATTTCTCATGTAATCATCAAGACGATCGTTTGGTATCACTATCCACTGCTGCAATACATCTTCTGTTGTCATTTCGTCTTTAAATCCGAAGGCAGTAGAGTCATCAGCTAGTAAGTCATTAATAATTGACTCGCGAGCTTCATTACGTGCAGCTTCTAAATCTGCTGCAAAGTCGGTTTCGGTGTCATTCTGAAAACGGTCATAAGCTATTGCTGTGTTACTCATATCAATTACCCCGTAACTGCTAAAAGAAAGATAAAAGCAAGAGAAGATATAACTACAACCATTGCTATTGTTTTGAGGGTTTCAGGCCAGTACGTAACCAATTCCTGTTCTTCTGGATATTCAATTGAAGCCTTCATGATTAAACAACCATTCCAGCAGGATATTTTGTGCTTCTAGGCTCATAGTCTTGCCCCGATTTCAACCCACATTTTTTGCACTCCATGTCAGGTATTACAGTGTTGTGGTAAAAATCGTCGTCGTAACCACTGTTATTCCTTTCTTCATTGCCGCAATGCTCACATTCCATGAGCGCTATAAAGTCTCTCCTGTGCTGACTTATCATCTTTTTTATCTTCATCATCTTTTCCCTTTTGTCTTAATGCTTGATGAGTAACTATACGCACACGTATACATTATGTCAATACGTAAACGTATATATTTTATTTGAGCCTGTGATCAGGTAGGATTAAACACTTAACAAAGGAGTGGTTATGGAAGCTATCGCGATAGCTCATGGTTTTCTTGGCGCATCATTTGTTCTTGTGATGCCGTTTATTCTTTACTTTCTATTTCTTTATTGGTGGAAGGCGGGGGGTAGAGCTGCATTTTCCGTTAGATTTGGTTTGTGGTCGCTGGTTATATTTGTTCCGTATGCAGCTCTTACTGCCAGCGGGATGGAGAATGGCGGGGCGCAGGGTTTAACAGTGTTTTCTGTATTATTGTTTGTGATATTTTTCTTTGTCGGACTAATTTACTCTTACTCGGCGTGGTGTAAAGTAGATTACGGGATCTCAACTAACACTCAATAAAAAACCCGCCGTAATTGCTTAGGGCGGGTTAGTGTTAAATTCTGTTAAAACCTTAGGCTGCTTCTTGCCAACCTCGGTCGGACTCTTCTATTTCAAATTTTTGAGTATATTCAGCCCTATTTAAATAACTTAGCCTTTCGATAAACTCTTTAGTGTCTCCATCACCATTGATATGCTGGGAATACAATAATCTCAGTATCTTGTCTGCTGGTTTTGAGATCTTCGTCCTATGATTTTCCCAGCCTCGCACGGAAACCTCGCTAACACCAAGAAGCTGTGCAAGCTGAACTTGTGGTAAATCTAATTCTTTACGAAGAAAACGCACCTCAGCACCTGACAATTTTGGTTTTGTATTAACGATATGCATACCAATGACCGCGTGTAAGCCCTCTAAATCACTAATAGATGAGCCTAAACCGTAAGGGGTTTGTACTTTACGGTATCCATTTCTAAGCCATATATTTTGCAAGCCGCAGCTTGTATAATGAAACATAATAATCTCCTATCTAAACACAGTGATAATAATTACATTATCGCCGCTTGAATCTTTACCTAAAACAGCCGTAACCGTCAATGGTTGGCCAGCCGTTACAGTTGTAATATTTAATTTCCAACTGCCTTTTATGTCCATGTGCGGGTTTTCTGAAACAAACCCATGTATCAAGCATTTCAATACTTGAGCCCTAGATACTTTCCGCTGCCTCATGCGCTTTAATGCATGGCCTGTAAATATAATTTTATCGGTGTCGGAGGCTATAGCAATGATGGACTGTTTAGCGGTCACAGGGTTTAACGTGAACGCAACTACTCTATTCTTCTTCACCACAGCACACCGCCATCAACTTAAAATAACCGTTAAATATTAACGCTAATATCAGCAAATTGCAATGTTTTAGAGTAATGTTTTTACGATTAGTTCACAAAGGCGCTATAAATTTTCCTTTTAAATAATTCCAATACCGACAATAAATATAGCTTTACATCCATTGCGACCACACTTAAAAACTTTCTCACCTTCTGCATTGATGCAGCTAAATTTCCACTTGTGCTTATACAAGCACAATAATTTAGTCATCATCATTATTGTACGCTTCAATTTCTTCATCTACTCCTGTTACCAAATCAAGGTACAGTCTTTTTCGGCGAGGGCTTGCTATTGCGACACGTCTATCTAAAAGTCTTTCTATTTTTGATTTATCAACTTTATGCTTTCGATGTCCTTGGAAATAAGCGAGCCAAGCAACAGACACGTTATAAGTTTCGGCAAGCGTCTGTATTTTATCCATATTTCGCAGAGAACTGTGCGTTTCCCATCGAATAATTGTAGATTTTGAATACCCTGTTTTATCTTGAATTTTGCTAAATGAGAATCCGCTCTTTATTCTGCAATATTTTAGCCGATCTCCCAATCTGTTTAATAAAAAATCAGCACTCAAAAGTTGAACTTTAGGCGTTGGTGTTACTACGTTTTCTCTTTTTTTAATAATTTGCGCACTCCAAATTTTTTAAGTGCGTCCTAATTGCAGATGTTATGTAAATAGTGTCATTTTTTCGCTAAAAAAACACTAAGTCATTGATTTTTTTTAAATAGTGCCATTTTTGGAACAGTTTTTTTTAAAATTCTTGCGTGATCATCTCAGGTGGGTGTTTAATAAAAGCGCAGAGAAAAGGGCTGGTTATGAAAAATGTTATCGACGTGGCGGAAGCGGACGATGTACCGCCAAAACAACATATGCGATCACTTCAATTTCAGAAAGTGGATAGACAGAGCTGTGGCTTTGTGGGTAGACACGTTTCAGATACTGATTCGCGCCGGTGTCAATCCATTCGTACAAATCCGGCCGCACCTCCTTTTTGTGCAGACCGATTAAATAAATAGTTTCTTCCTCGGGTTTTTTAGGTGAGACAGTAAATTGTGAAATAGTCTCTAAATAACCTCCATCAATTATGTTTATGTCCACGCAAAACATGTCGGGCAGTGTATTGTTCGAATGCTTCTCAAGCAGTTCAGGCCATGGTATTAGTTCTCTCTTAGTTGTTCCTCCCTCCGCTTTCATTTTAGACGTGTGCCGGCTTATATCTTCAGCTTGCTCAGAAACTCCATCAATAAGATCTGATGAAGATGCTTTCAATGCTCCGGCAAGCTTTTTAATTGTCTCAGATTTTGGATTACTTCCGTTTAACGCCCTAAGGATCGTGGGTTGTGATACGCCCGACAACTTCCACAACCTGTACTGACTCATGTTGTGCGAGGTCATTAATTTTTCTAAATTCTTGGCAAAACTCATAACTAAACTATACGTCAACGCATAGATTAAGAATAGCAACGGGCGCGTATTGACAATGTATACGTATGCGTATATGATTCACTAACATGAATACACAAAACAAACTAAATAAGATCATTGAGTCTGGATTTACACAGCTTGATATAGCTAGTAAAACCAGTATTTCGCAGCCAACAATATCTAGAATTGCTTCTGGTGTACATGTAGATATAAAAGCGTCTACAGCATCAGCGATAAGCGACTTATATGAGCGGGTTGTCGCAGCATAAAACTCAGCTTCACCCGTATTTCGGTACGGGTATTTTTTTAGCTGAAGTATGAATTTAGAAAATAGTTTTTGCATGGTTACATTTTAGATGAGTAAACAGCAATTAAAAATATTTAAATATACGGAGCGTAAACAATGAATCAGTTAGACCTAGCTATTTATGACGCCGTTCATGATTTTCCCGAAGGAACGCAGGAACTAGCTGATTTGATGGGTATGAGTCGTCAGATCTTACTTAACAAAGCAAACTTTAATACAGAGAATGCCTACTTCTCACCTCAGCAATTAAAACTGCTCCAAAAAACAACCAAGACCCACTCTATTAACGATGCCCTTGTTGCTTATCAGTCAAAGAAGATAGTCGGCAATAACTCAATCACGACCTCTATTTTAAACGTTGTTGATAGTGTCGGTAAGGCGGCACACGAAGTCAATAAGTCCGTTGAGGATGGAATAGTAACTGAGCGTGAAAAAGCAGACTGCTTAAAGCTGACAAATGAGATCCGAAAGACCGTTGATGAATTAGATCGCGATTTACACACTACGGACATTAACTCAAAGATCGTAAATATATGAGCGTCCAAAACATATTAGACCGGCTTGAATTTGTCCGTCAAACAAACCCTAGTCAGTGGGTGTGTCAATGCCCCTGCGGGCATGTCAAAACAGCTCAAATGGGCATTAAAGAGCTTCCTGATGGTCGCGTATTAATCCATTGTTTTGCAGGTCATTCACCCGATGAAATATTAGAAGCTATTGATATGTCGTTAGGTGATTTATTCGAAGAGTCCATTGAAGATCGCATACAGCCTCTTTACGTTGTTCGCAAAGAAAACAAACGCCTCGCCACTATTCACGACAAAATCAAATCATGTCAGTTACGGCTAGATATGGCAGAAGAAATGCGCACCAGAGGCATGAGACTTACTGATGAAGATTTAACTACAGAACGTAATGCTTTTGTAGAGATGCGTAACTTGCAATCGGGGGTGGCTGCGTGAGCTTGGAACTGCTTAATGCTGTATTTAAATCAGACATAAAGCCATCTTCAATGAAGTTTGTATTGCTCGCAATGAGCGATTATGCAAACGAACATGATTGCAACGAGCTTTACGCATCAATAACAACAATTGCCAATAAAACAAGTTTAGACATAAAAACCGTTCAAAAACACATTCTCACACTTGAAAATCAGGGCTACATACAGGACACAGGAAGAAGAAAAGGCAGGACAAATAGTATCAAAATATGGAGCATGGATCTTAATAAAATAATAAGCACCCCCAAAAACGGAGCACCTCCAAAATTACCTATAAGCACCCCCAAAAACGGTGGGACTAAGCACCCCCAAAAACGGGTTATAGATCCTTTAGTTATTAACCTTAAGAAACGTTTAGAGGAAAAAACACCCGATGAGTTGTTAAACCCAACTGAAATTATGTTTTTAAAACCAGATCCAGTTGATGTTGAATTATGGGATTCATTTATGAAATTGCGTGTGAGAAAAAAAGCAAGTCAAACTAAACGGGGATTAACAGGAATTACAAACAGGTTGATTGAATGTGTTGAAAATTCAATTTCAATGAACGACATGATTAGCTTGTGCTTACAGGAAAGCTGGAAGGGCGTTAATTACAAGTGGTACTTAAATCACAGTAATGACAATCCACAAAACAACCAATACGCAGGTTACAAATAATGGATCTCTTGAAAGATAAAGACTTCTTAGACTTCCTGAGCGTTCAGGAATCTCAAAACATCGTACCTGCTTATGACTTTACCGAGCTTGCTGTCCAGTCGTTTGAGGAAGGTGAGGCAATGGCAGGTCTACAACTACCTTGGCCAAAGACGCATGAACGTTTTCAGCTTCGTAAAGGTGAGGTCACATTATGGGCTGGTATTAACGGTCATGGTAAGAGTCAGCTACTCGGCCAGATATGTGCGTTAACACTTCCTGTTAGCAAGTGGCTGGTCGCATCGTTAGAAATGCCGGTGAGGGCAACACTGCACCGAATGGTTCGGCAGATGGCAGGTTTTGCAAATCCATCCAAAACCCATATCGAAAGCTTAATGAAAACAACTGATGGTCAGTTATGGATCTATGATCAGCTAGACACTATCCCAGCAGATCGGATTATTGCCATGATCCATTACGCAGCTACAAAACTAGGTATTGAAAACATTATCCTCGATTCGCTCGTTAAGTGCGGACTCGGTGTAGATGATTACAACGCCCAAAAGAAATTCGTAGACAAACTATGTTGGGCGGCTAAAACACACAACATTCACATTCACTTAGTCCACCATGTACGCAAGTCTGAACGTGAAGGAAAAGTGCCCGATAAGTTCGACATCAAAGGCGCTGGCGAAATAACAGACTTGGTAGATAACGTCTGCATCATTCACCGCAACAAAGACAAAGAAGCCAAAATCAGAGAGGGCAAACAGTTCGATAAACTCGAACCTGACACCTCGCTAATTGTAGCTAAACAACGTCATGCCGGTATCGAGGATAGATTTGCTTTGTATTTTCATCCCGATAGCCAGCAGTTCTTGAGTGGCCCTGATGCCAGACCCTTTCAAACCGATGTAAGAAGTGAGGCAGCTTAATGAATATTCAAACCCCACACAGTAGAAATTCAGATCCAGAATCTAGTCACTTAGCAGGCGATGCGATTACAAAGTCAGGCAAACGTCAAAGACAAATTGATTTAGTCGTAGGCCTTGTTCAAGGCAATCCAAATAAAACCAGTGCCGAGCTTGCAAAGGTAAGCGGTTACGACCGAGCCATGATTGCAAGACGATTACCTGATGCAGAAGGTATTTATCTAAAACGAGCAAAGATACGCATCTGTACAGAGAATAAAACTATGGCTCAAACGTGGGTGATGACATGAAAACCCAAACCTTAATAGCAGGTTTAATCATTTTCTTTCTAACTTTGATAACTATCTCACTACTCGACAAAGAGAAGCCAGAAATAACTAAGCCAGCACAGCAAGAGCAACCTGATTATATTTGGTTTGAAGATTCTAAGGATGGCAGGTGATGAGCAATCTATTTAACAGCCCGAAAGCTGGACATAACTTTTGCAGATTAGCCCAAGGCGAAAAAACAGCTTATGACGGCAAAGGACAGCCGGTTCCTGGCGGGGTGAAGGTAGAAGTTACATTTAAATTGGAATATATGCTGCCGATTACGGAAACAGCAGGTTCGGTTGATTGGAAATACGTGGACACCTACAAGATCCAAGAGCAAAAACTAGATAAGCCTGTAAGTGAGCATCCGTTAACTGAGTTGGCTGAAAACCAAGAAGACTTACCCGTTGAGTTTTCAAAAGCAGTTGACGAAAATTTCTTTGATTTAAGTGATGGGTCGCTATGGCACGAAGGCAAAACTTTTGAGGAGATTACGGAAAATCCTGCTATAGGCTGCGTAGTCCACCTCCACGAAGACTGTCTAGTCCAAGCAGAGCAAATAAAAGACCTCCAACAGCAGTTAGATGAGCAGGTGGCTTATGGTGAACACGTTAAATGTGTGCTTAAAAAATATTCGTCCGCTGCTATTTCAGGACAGGCATACGTAGGATATTGCTTAAACAAAAACCCATCCCCACAACTCTTAGCAAAAATACAGGCTGATGCTGTGGCTGAATTTAAGCGTGTGAAAAGCGAAGCTGGTCTTGAATATCCAGAGCCAATAGATGAACAGAGAATAAAAGACCTTCAGCAGGAGTTAGATAAGAAAATTGCTTATGGTGAGAAATTAAGAGAGGCAATGATCTGGGTGGTAAATCATCACGACATTGTGGCTGAAACCCATCTGCATTTGGCTGATGTAATTGAGGCCGTTAAAAACCCATCCCCACAACTCAAGACTAAACGGGGAGCAGAAAAATGACCTGTGGTGATGGGTGGGAAGACTGATGAACACCTTCATCTTATCAACTCCACAAGTAAAAGCTAACTGCATTGCTTTCATATCAATGCTTAATGCTGGAACTGACCAGATAGTGACGATTAAAAATAAGAAAGAATCACGATCAGACGCACAGCATAGGCTTAGATGGATGTGGTTTACACAGCTTGAAAAACAATTAGCTGGTGTCGGTAGGGGTAGAGATAAAAAAGGCTGGAATCTTCACTTTAAGCATAAATTCGTGCCTGAGATTTTAATTGCTCAAGACGAAGACTATGTAGCTGTGTTTGATGTGTACAAAGAAAGCTGCAAGGCATTACAGCAAGTATCAGAAAAAGCATTAAAACAATATCAAAAAGGATTCTGGGACAGAGTTATTTCAACCAAAGATATGAGCGTTAAATCAATGGCTAGATGGCTAGACGCTGTTGATAAGTATGTGCTGCAAAAATATCAAGTAGTACTGATAACGCCTGATGATTTGAGGTGGTTGCGTGAGTAAACAAACAAAAATAACAAAATCAGCTAAAGGTAAAGATTGCCAAGTAAGAGTGATAGGCATCTGTAGTTACGACAATGAAAAAACAGTGTACGCACATCTTAACGGTGGTGGCATTGGAATGAAGTCTCACGACATCCACGGAGCCTATGCCTGTTTTGAATGTCATCAATGGCTGGATGGCGGATATGTAGAGCATTTAGTTCTACGTGAAAAGAGAGATTTAATTCACTTAGAAGCCGTGGTTAGAACGCAGGCTATTTTGCTAAGTGAAGGGTTGATAAGTGTTAGCTAATTTAGATTGGGGGAGATAGATGAAATGGGTAACGGATCGTTTGGTTGTTTCAGGAGTTTTTGTAATTTCATCAATACTGATGGTTGTTTTTACAGGTGTAGCTATTTTTATCTGGCTGCTAGATGCCTAGCTCAACAACAGCGTCCCAAGGCGTAATTAATGGAAGGATAACAGCCTTAATTGACCAGCCTGAACAGTTAAAAGAATTTATGGCAGATAAGACCGACGAGCAAAAAAGACAGGCTAGATTACATCTGAAAATGGTTAGGTATTTAAGGGGTAAGAAGTGAGTAAAAAAGAACTACAACTATTGTGTGTCGCTGTAATTCTGGCTTGTGCGGGAGTGTGGCTTATTACTGCTTTTGATGGGGTATTAGATGCGCTCGGTGTAGGGCTACTGATTTGGAGTAACAATATTGACCAGACAAAGCTTGAGGGATAAGAAGTAATGAGTGAATTACAAGAATCATTAAAGCTGATTATAGAAAAGCTTAAACCCCATAAATTCGATCACATGGTTTATGTGGGAAAGGATTATTCAAAGGACGAATTGATTAAAGATTTGGAGGCTGTGATCGAGGATGGCAAATGAAGAAAGTGACAATAGAACTACCTTACCCGCTGCCAACATGGAACAGAATATTGGCGATGAACCCGTGGGAAAGGAAAAAATTACGAGATTTAATTCACTCGTCTCTATCAAAGTTATCAGCTATAGAAAAAGAGAGCATGACACAGACGGTATATCGGCTAAAGCCGTATTGGATGGAATTGTACGGGCTGGAATACTTGCAGATGATTCGACCAAGCAAGTCGCGTCAATCACTTTTGAAAGCATTAAAAGTGAAGAGGAAAAGACGATTATAGAAATTGAGGAGTATTTAGCATGAATTTCACAGATAACGATTTAGCAATTATGCGACTGGCATTGCTTTCATGTCTAGTCATGATCGATGAGTACGTTAAAAGTGAAGATATGAGTCAAGAGCAACTAGAAGTATTGAGTATGAACAATACTGACTTCGCTTATCTCGATGCAAAGATAGCAAAAATAAAGGAAGTGCACTAATGGATCACAACATTAAGTTTCTGCAAAAACTCAGAACAGATATAAGAAACAGCGGCAGAGTATATATTTCTTATGATGGTGTATTGAGATCGCATAGGGCAACAAGCGTAAAAGCGGCATCAATTGGTAAAACTAACTTAGTGGGGGTTTACAATGCTCAATCAACAGACTCAGATATTATCGACGATTGCCTGTGGTTCATTAACCAGTACGACAAAAGCAAGGTTGAACAGGGCCGAGTTCTTGATCAAAAGATGGATCTGGCTGAGTAGAAAAGGACTGCCTGATATTGGTTACCCGCATCAGTCACCCGAGCAAAGCCTAGCCGGTGACTACAGTAGTAACAATTACATAGTGCTGCCAGAAGACGAAGACACCGCCCGTGTTATGAGTAAGATCCGGCCAGACATCAAAGAAGTCGCACGACTTCTATGGGGGCAAGGCTTAAAGGTGAGTAAGATCGCAAAAAGATTAAACATGAGCAGATCTAAAGTTAGATATAGGATTGAGTTTATAAAACAGAAGGTGGCAGACCAAGTAATACTGTAACTGCACAGATTCACCGCAAGCATTACAGCCAAACGGTGTTAATCTACAGTTAAGATTGGGGAACCCCAACAAACTAACTAACAGCCTTATCCAGAAATGGATGGGGCTTTTTTATTGGATGAAATATGGCAAGCATCACTCAACATGTAGCAGAAGCAGGGAGCACTACATTGCAAGCTAAAATAGCTTACACAGCGAGTGCAGCTACAGGTACAGCTTCGATACTGACGTTCAACGAAATGATAGGCGCGATAGGCGTTATCGCTTCAGTGATATTTGCAGGATTTACAGCATGGTCAAATCACAAGAAGAACAAAGCAATTATTGCGAGTCATGAGCGCAAGTCATGAGCGTCTTAATAAACAGCTTCATCAATAAGCTATTTATACAAGAAGTTGCAAAGCTTGAGTTGTTGAGAATTGATTTAATAAGTGACAGTCATGTCTAGAGCAGCTAGAAACAAAGACACTGGGTTCACTAATAAAGAAGAATTGTTTATTCAGTATATGGCTGACAACCCTAGAGACCCTGATTCTGACGCGTATAAATCGGCGTACAACTGCGAAAACATGAGTGATAAAGCGGTGTATGTTGAAGCTAACAAATTAAAGAATAACCCTAAAATAGCCCTCAAAATCCAGCAGCTAAGGAATGAGAGCGCTGAACGTACAAAAATAGACAGTGATTACATTAGAATACGACATGCTGAAATAGATCAGATGGATGTGCTAGATATTATGAATGATGATATGACTGCACTACTACCGCTGAATGAGTGGCCTAAAGTCTGGCGTATATCAATATCTGGAATCGACATATCAGAGTTATTTGAGTATACAGATGGAAAAAAAGAATTATCCGGCTTTCTAAAGAAAATAAAATGGCCGGACAAAACTAAGAATTTAGAGCTACTGGGCAAGCATGTTGATGTTCAAGCTTACAAAGAACGTGTCGATCATCATGTATCAAGCACACTGGCTGATAGATTAGAAAAGGCCATAAAGCGCACACAAAATAAGTAATGGGAGTTGAAAGTGTTGAGTCTCTTGTCATTGATGAGGTGGCTAAGTATTCACTAGATCCGTTTGGTTACGTTCAGTTTGCGTATCCGTGGGGCGAAGAAGGGTCTGAGTTAGAAGAATATGACGATGCTAGGGAGTGGCAGCTAGATGCTTTTGAAGAAATATCTGAGCATTTAGAAAATCCAGAAACACGGTTTGAACCGTTGTTGCTGGCAAGGTCTTCAGGGCATGGTGTTGGCAAGTCAGCATTCATTGGAATGCTTTCTAACTGGGGCATGTCTACATGTAAAGATTGCCGGATATTAATAACAGCGAACACAGAGGGGCAGTTAAGAACAAAAACTGCACCGGAAGTATCAAAGTGGTTCAATTTATCTATTACGTCTCACTGGTTTAATAAGCCATCGCTTTCTATTTACTCAGTCGTTAGTGACCACGAGAAATCATGGCGTTGCGACTTCACGCCATGGTCAATTGCAAACACGGAGGCGTTCCAAGGGTTACATAATAAAGGTAAGCGCCTAATCATCATATTTGATGAGGCCAGCGGTATACCCGATCTAATATGGGAAGTAGTTGAGGGTGCGTTAACCGATGAGAACACAGAGATAATCTGGGTAGCTTTCGGGAACCCTACAAAGAATACTGGACGGTTCAGAGAGTGCTTTAGAAAGTTCTCAAAAATGTGGTCTACTAAGAAAATTGACAGCCGCTACGTCGAAGGCACAAACAAGAAGCAGATAGAGAAGTGGAGAGATACGTATGGAGAAGAAAGTGATTTTTTTAAAGTCCGTGTACGGGGTGAGTTTCCTAATGCTTCGGCTTCACAGTTCTACCCAACAGACTTAATTGATAGTCAACGCGGCAAGCATTTAAACAAGTCTCAATATGAGTTTGCACCGGTAATACTGACATGTGATCCGGCGTGGTGGGGCGATGATGAAATAGTTATAGGTTATCGGCAGGGACTGTATCACAAGATATTAGAAACTTATCTTAAAAATGACAATGACGTGCTTCTGGCTAACAAGTTGGCGCGATATGAAGATGAGTTAGGTGCTGACGCGGTCTTTATCGATCAAGGCTATGGGACAGGTGCTTATTCAGTCGGGCAAACAATGGGGCGCAACTGGCAGCTAATAGCATTTGGCAGTCAGTCAAGTAGACCGGATTGTAAAAACAAACGAGCCGAGATGCTTGTTCTTGTTAAGGAATGGCTGCAAGAAGGCGGGATTGTAGATCCGGACGATGAGCTATATGAAGAGCTTATAGCTCTTGAGGTGTTACCTACTCTCGACGGCGCATATACATTTCCCAAAAAAGACGACATGAAAGAGATTATCGGGCGATCACCGAATAAGTTAGATCAGCTAGGACTTACATTTGCTCTACCGGTTGTTAAGAAAGATCCAGCGGCCAAAAAGTTGCGGACACAAAAAAATAAATCATATAACCCATTAAAAGAGAGGTTGAAGTAATTATGTGTGGAGGAAAGAAGCCAAAGGTACAGCCGCTGCCACCACCACCGCCTGAGCCGGTAACTCAGGTTGATGCTGATGTTCAAGGCGTGCGTGGTCGTGAAAAGAAACGTCAAAGAGCGGCTGCAGGCCGTAGCTCTACCATTTTAACTGGTGGCCAAGGCTTGGAGAGTCAGGCGGCTACCGGCAAAACCATTCTAGGCGGCTAATAAGTGGAAGATAAAAAGCTTTACGATCACACAATGCAGCGGCGTGAGGTATTAAAGATAGAGCATTCTAGGTATAAGCCGGAGTGGGAATCAGTTAGTGATTATGTTTTAGGCTATCGACCATCTTCTTTAACGGGTAGCGATTCCAAGGCAAGCAGAAATGAGCTACTTTATAACGAAAAAGCCAAAGAAGCCTCTAAGATATTAGTGTCCGGCATGCAGGCAGGCATTACGTCACCAGCTAGACCGTGGATGCAATACGGCATGGAAGACAGGGACTTAATGGATTACGGTCCGGTAAAAGAGTGGCTGGATAATTGCCAGAAAATCACACTAAGCATCTTGGCAAGATCTAATTTCTATAAAGCAATGCTGCTCACTTACAGGGATATATCCTGCTTTGGGGTAACGGCTAAAGGAATTTACGAAAATTTTGATGATGTTGCTCGTTTTGAGCCTTACGGCATAGGTAGTTATTTCTTAGGTACGGATGGCGAACGTAAAACCGATGCTCTTTACCGTGAACAGCGTATGTCTATCGGCGGCATGGTTAAGCGGTTTGGCAGGAATGCAGTAAGTAGTACCGTTAAAAACCTATACGACAAAGGCAAGGTAGATTCAAAGGTCAAGATAGTCCATGCAATTGAAAAGAATGACGGAAGAGAATTTAACTCACCGTTGGCGAGAGAAATGGCATGGCGCAGCACCTACATTGAAGAAGGAGCGGAAGGTCAAAAGCTCTTGCTTGTGTCGGGCTTTGAGTCAAAACCATTTACGGCGCCAAGATGGCAAGCTGATGATGATGATGTTTACTCAAATAGTTATCCAGGCATTGACTGTTTAAACACTAATAAATCATTACAAGTTGAAGAATTAGATTACGCGATAGCCCGTGAGAAGATGCATAACCCGCCATTGGTTGGTGACGCATCACTTAGAAATTCCGGTGCAGATTTAATAGCCGGAGGCATAACGTACGTTCCAAATATGTCGGCATCCGGTAAGCCCGGGCTTGCACCTGTTTATGATGTTAACCCAAGAATTAATGAGCTTGTAGCGGCTATCAAGCAGAAAGAATCGCGTATTGATAGGGCTTTTTACGCTGATTTGTTCTTAATGATCACGGATTTAGACCGTGCACAGATAACGGCAACTGAAATAGCTGAGCGTAAAGAAGAGAAAATGCTGATGATGGGGCCGGTACTGGAAAGCCTCAACACAGAAGAGTTCGATCCGGAAATAGACAGGGTTTTCAATATGGCCCAAAAGGCTGGATTATTCCCGCCGCCACCACAAGAGCTTGAAAATGTAGATCTAAAAATAGAGTACATCAGCGTTTTGCATCAAGCACAAAAAGCAGTGTCCACGGCCAGTATCGAAGCAACTACGGCATTTGCTGCCAACTTATCGGTTGTATGGCCTGAAGTAAGACATAAAATCAAACCTATGCAAGCCGTTGATGAGTACGCGCAAGCTAAAGGCGCATCACCAAAAATTCTACGCGGCGATGAAGAAGCTCAAGCAAGAGTGGATGCTGAGAATCAAGCTTTGGCACAACAGCAAGCAATGGAGCAAGGCGCAGGCGCAGCCCAAACAGCTAAGACATTAAGCGAAGCCTCACTCGACGAAGATAGCGTATTACAAGCATTAACGGGTGGCGCATGAAAAAACAAGAACCCGAAGAACAAATAAAAGAGCGCAAAGAAACACTTGAGCGTGAACAAGCGAAAAACCTACAACTACACCGAGATAGAGAGCAATTACTTAAGCAGCCAGCATTTCAACGTGTCATGGCTGATTTGATTGCTAGAGGTGGCATGTTTCAGTCGGTAATGACCGGTAACAGCCAAACCTATCATCTGTCTGGCAAACAAGATTTCACCCGTGATATATGGGCTGATTACGCGAAGGTCAACGAAGATTTGGCCTTTGATTTATTAAAACCAAAGTTTGGAGAAAACATTAATGGCTGAGGAAGAACTCACAGACGGACAGAATGACATCGATTCCGGCACTGAAGAATCTCAGACTGATGTAACCACTAATGAGTCAGAAGACGAGGTAACACCGGAAGGTGATATTGAGACTAAAGATGAAGAAGGTGGTGATTCTGACGGTGAAATACCAGAGAGCTATGAATTTGATATGCCCGAAGGTATGGAGCTTGATCAAGGTTTAGCGGATGCAATAACACCAATATTTAAAAATCTAAAACTGAATCAAGATCAAGCTGGCGAGCTTACCGCTGCCTTTGCTGAATATAAAAAGCAAGAAGTGGCGGATGGTGAGAAAGCATTTAATGACCAACAGGATCAATGGTCTAGTGACATCCGAAACGATAAAGAGCTAGGTGGTGAGGCGTTTGAAAAGAACGCGGCGATTGCAAGAGCAGCAATAGATAGATTTGGAACACCTGATCTTAAAACACTGCTTGAAGACACAGGGTTTGGCAATCATCCAGAGTTATTCAAATTTTCTCTCGCTATCGGCAAATTACTCGCTGAAGATCAACCCGGATCTGGCAATGCAGTCAACGAAGAGACACTAATGGAAGATAGACTGTATAAATAAATTTAATTCTGTCCTAACAGGTAAATACGAGCTCGCCCAGTGCGGGTTTTTTATTGCCTAAAATAAACTGGAGTAACAACTAATGGGAACATTAAGTAACCAATATCCTACGCTTGCTGACTTATCTAAGCGTATGGATGATAAGGGCGATATCGTCGATATCATTGAGATCCTTAACGAAACAAATCCTATCTTAAAGGACATGCCGTTCTTTGAGTGCAACCAAGGAACAAAGCATTTAACATCTATTCGTAGCGGCCTGCCCAAAGCAACGTGGCGTCGTCTTTACCAAGGGGTGCAACCACAAAAAGGCACTGTTACACAGGTTGAAGATACAACCGGCATGCTGGAACAGTGGTCAGAGATCGATGCCAAGCTGGTTGATATCAGCAATAACCCAAACCGCTTCCGTATGGGTGAAGGTATGGCGGCTATTGAAGGCATGAATAATGACATGGCAACTGGCGTTTTTTATGCAAACTTGGAAAGCGATCCTGAGCAAATCGGTGGATTATCAGGCCGTTTTAATGATTTAAATGCTGATAATGCAAGCCAAATCATTGACGGTGGCGGCACTGGCTCAAACAACACTTCTATTTGGCTGATTGTTTGGAGTGAGCGTACCGTTCACGGAATTTATCCTAAAGGTACTCAAGCGGGTATCCAGCGCGAAGACAAAGGTAAAACCACGAAAGACATGGTCGACGGCAGTGTAATGGACGTTTATCGAGAAAAATTTAATTGGGACTGCGGTGTTTCAGTGCGTGACTGGCGTTATGTAGTGCGTATTGCCAATATCGATATTGATGATCTTAAGGCTAGCAATATCGATATGTTCCGGCTGTTGCGTAAAGGATATTACGCATTGAAACAACGCCAAATCGCCGGTGGTCGCCCTGCTATTTACTGCAATAGTGACGTGCTTGAAGCGCTGGACGCTCAGACCACACCAACTCTTGCGACATCAGGTACGACAACCAGTGGTAACGTGCGATTGTCAACCCGTGAAGTGGAGGGTGAGGAGGTAATGTTTTATCGCAAAATGCCTTTACGTGAAACAGATGCATTAATCAATAATGAAGCTCGAGTAATAGGGCTTTAATTCAACCTTTAATTTAAGGAAAATACTATGATTTTAGATACGTTAACAATGTTTTCTGATGATCAAGATCTTGCAAAAGCGGCAGGCTCTTATTATTCAGATGTTCTTTCATTAAAGGCTACCGGCTACACCACTTCAAAGGATGCGCCTAATGGCGTTGGTAGCGATTTAGGCAAGGGTCGAGCAGTACCTTTGATGTGCCAAGTAACAGAAGCTTTTACTTCCGGTGGAGCGGCGACTGTACAAGTGGCGCTGCAAACGTCGACTGATGAAGCATTTAGCTCGCCTGTTGACTTAATGACAGGTAAACAGTTCTCTTTAGCTGAGTTGGTGCAAGGGCTTCACTTGTTGCCTGAGCACGTACCCTATGGTTCGTTAAATTATTTACGGATCAAGTATATTATTGGTACAGCTACAACGACTGCCGGCAAGGTTACTGCTGATTTGCCAGCAAGCCTGCAGTCTAATTAGACACTAGATGTAATAAAGAAAAGGCGGCTCTTATGGGCCGCCTTTTTATGGAGAAAGAAATGTCTCATCAGTATAAAGTAGTCAAAGATTGTTTTTTTGGTGGCGTATATCGCACGCCAGACAATAAACATAATATTGTCACGGTAGATGATAAATTTGAAGAAAATGAACAGCCGCACGCGCTTGAATACGCGGGGGAGTTAGGTGAAGCTGTTGCAGAGCCGGAGCCGGAGCCGGAGCCAAAAGATAGAAATGTTACAAGTGTTCAGGCCTATATAAACAAGATTGATGGAGAAGAGAAAGTATCAACTAAACCAGAAATAAAACCTAAACGCCGTAGACGTAGAGCTAAAAAATAGCCATGGCTACGGAAGTTGATATTTGCAATTTGGCTTTAAGTCGAGCTAAAGCGGGATCGATAGGATCTCTTCAAGAGGTGTCGCCGCAAGCAGATCAGTGTAGGATCTTATACGGCATTACTCGTGATGCTGTGCTTGCTGAGTTTGCATGGCATTTTGCAAAAAAAACCAGAGCTTTATCTCTTAAAGAGGTAGTGCCTGATGAGTGGCTATACGCATACGACTACCCAAATGATTGCGAGAAGATAAATTATCTATTTCCTGTAGGCGTAGTTAGTTATCAGTACGTTAAAGCACAAGCTATTAAGTATGAAATCAGCAGTGTAGGATCGTCTAAACTGATCTTAACTAATACTGAAAACGTTGGTGCCAGTTATACAAAACTAGTAACCGACACAGGGTTATTCACTCAAAAATTTATTCAATTAGTTGCTTGGCTGCTAGCTTCAGATCTTGCCATTTCTCTTGGTGGCGACAGTGGTCAAAGGCTAAGTGAAAAAGCATTAAAAATGTACGAAATGAAGCTTGGCGTGGCTAAAGCTCATGATGCTAATGAGCAAAACAATCAGCCTGAATATATACCCAAAAGCATTCGGGCAAGACATAGCTCGAGTAGTCATTCAGATATTCCAAAAGAAGCGCTGTAAGTGCCTAAAGATCTTCAAACGTCACTGGCGGGTGGCGAGCTCTCTCCTGCGCTGCATTCTCATGCCGACTTAGCAAAGTATCGTAGTGGCTTGGCTTTATGTAAGAACTGGTTTGTACATGCTCAAGGTGGCGTTTCTACACGAGCAGGATTTGAGTATATAGCTGAAACTATTGACAGCACTTCACTATCAAGGCTTATTGATTTTCAATTCAACACACAACAAACGTATGCCTTGATTTTTACCGACTTAAAAATGCGTGTTATTCGTAATGGTGGACAGGTTTTAGAGGTGGGTAAGAACATAGTAAGCACGGCATCGCTGAACCCGTTCAAAATTGGGTCTACGGGACACGGATACAGTACGGGTGACGATGTTTATGTTTCAGAATTAATTGGGCCCGGCGAAGCTAACAATCGTTTTTTCAGGATCACGGTATTAGATGCTGATAACTTCACCCTGGACGGTGTTGACGGCTTGAGTTTTGATGCCTATGTTTCTGATGGTCAGGTATCACGGGTGTTTACGTTAACTACACCATACCTAAAGGCTGATTTATTCAGGCTTAAATACACACAGTCCGCTGATGTGATGACAATAACCCATCCAGCGTATAAACAAAGAGAATTGTCGCGTTTAGATCATGATGACTGGAATTTATCAGTAATTGATTTCGCTGCAGGGATTTCACCGCCAGATAGTGGTTTTGTGATTTCAGCATTGGGAGGCGGTGCCGGATCAAGCGCTAAAGATTATCGTTATGTGATAACTTCAATAGCGAGTGATGGCGCCGAATCAATAGCGTCTGACATACAAGCAATATCAACAGCATCACTAAGCACAACCCATCATGTAAAACTTGTATGGAATGCTGTTGTTGATTGCGAGTATTACAATGTATACAAAGAACATTCGGTCGGATCAGGTATTTTTGGATTTGTAGGTGAGGCGGATAATGCTGTTTCACCTACATATAAAGACTATAACTTTGGTCCTGACATGTCGGTTACACCACCGACAGCAAATAACCCTTTTGACTCCACTAATAATTATCCATCATGTGTTAATTACGAACAACAAAGGATCGTATACGGGGCAACACACACTAATCCGCAAACGGTTTGGATGAGTAAGACTAGTGATTTTGATAACATGGATAGATCGAGACCGACCAGAGATGATGACGCTATAGAAAGAACTTTAGCTTCAAGGCAGGTGAATGAAATAAGACACTTTGTTGTATTGGATGATTTAATTGTATTAACTTCTGGCGGAGCATTTAAGGCTACGGGCGATCAAGACGGTGTAATGACACCAAGTAATACCAATTTTAGACCACAAGGATATAGAGGCTGTTCACATGTAAGACCGTTGATTATTGGTGAGTCTGCATTGTATGTGCAGGAGAAGGGATCGCGTATTCGCGATTTATCCTACGCTTTTGAGACGGACCGGTACTCGGGTAATGATTTAACTATATTAGCTAGGCATTTATTTGAAGATCATGAGATTGTTGATTGGTGTAACGCTGACGAGCCTTACGGCATTATATGGGCTGTACGTGAGGATGGTGTTTTATTGTCACTGTCATACCTAAAAGAGCATCAAGTTTTTGCATGGTCCAGACATGAAACCGACGGCTTAGTTGAGTCAGTAACCTCTATCTCTGAAAACAATGAGGATATTGTCTATGCCATTATTAAGCGAACAATAAATGGTGCTGACGTTCGTTATGTTGAACGCATGCATGAGCGTAACTTCGAAGTTATTGATGATGCTTTTTGTGTTGATTCCGGCTTGACTTATGATGGCACACCGACTTCTACGTTAACAAATTTGCACCATTTAGAGGGTGAAAATGTTGTAGGTTTGGCTGACGGGAATGTAGTTGACGACTTAACCGTAGTAAATGGCAGTATTACTTTACCTCACGAAGCGTCAAAAATTCATATTGGACTGCCTTACGAATGCGACATCAAATCGCTTGAAATAAGTTTTCAGGATCAGGTTGTTCAATCACGCAAGAAACAAGTTGCAAATATAACTATACGAGTGCTTGAGTCAAGAGGTCTGAAATTTGGTAAGAACAGTGAGAATTTATACGAAACGAAAGAGCGTACTTCGTCAATGGGGTACGGCAGTGTAGATGCGATAACAGGTCAAATTCAATCAGTTTTAAGTCCCGGATGGACAGATCAGGGGCAGGTTTTTATTCGTCAGTCATATCCTTTGCCGGCAACCGTTCTAGCTATTATTCCTGAGATCGTAATAAATGGTTGATGCCAGAGTGGTTGAGACGCTGCCAGAGCATATTAAGTTTGTGGCAGACAATATGCGCGAGGCGGATATTGTAGAGGTGATGGCGTCAAGTGCAGAGTTGCCATTTAATGCTTTAGATTCTTCGGTAAGAAGAAGTACGCATGTATGGACGGCAACAGTTGACGGTAGGGCTTGCCTCATCTTTGGTGTAGTGCCTTTTTCTATCTTGGGCGGCATGGGTATTCCATGGCTGCTCGGTACAGATGAGATTGCGTTGATATCAAGGCCGTTCATAAAAGAGTGCAAAAATTATGTTGGGAAAATGAATAAGGCCTATCCTTCACTAGCCAACGCTGTACACGCTGAGAATCAATTAAGCATTCGCTGGCTTAAATGGCTGGGTTTTTCCATCCATCCAGCACAAAAAATAGGGCTCAATGGCGAGCTTTTCCATCCGTTTGAAAAGAGGCTTAAATAATGTGCTCTATAACTATAGGGTTGATGGTGGCTGGAACACTTTTTTCAGCATACAGTCAAAATCAACAAGGCAAGTATCAGGAAGATTTAGCTAAAAACAACGCCATAGTTCAACAACGACAAGCTGATGATGCTATCAAGCGTGGTGAAGTCGATGAAATGAACCATAGGTTAAAAGTTGCTCAGATGAAGTCAAGCCAACGAGCCAAGTTTGGAGCGAGTGGAGCGGATGTTAACTCTGGTTCTTCTTTAGACGTTTTAGCTGACACGGCCATGATGGGTGAATTGGATGCGTTAACTATCCGTGGCAATGCTAGTCGCGAGGCTTACGGTTATAGGGTGGGAGCATCTAATACAATTGCTCAAGGAAAGCTGGACAAATCCAGAGGCACTAATAACGCAATAAGCACACTTTTGACTGGCGGCGGTAAAGTCTCTAGTCAATGGTATAGCTCTCGCTAAGGTTGACATTATGCCAAAAGTACAACGCTATGACTCCCCTCAAGTAGGGAATAACCCTCTTCCAGACACTACTGCTAGATTAAACTCAAGCGGTGCATTTGGTGAGCAGATTGGGGGAGGTGTATTTAATGTTGGTCAAGCGCTGGGCGATATTCAGGCTAGGATGCAGCAGGAAGAAGACGATGCCGCCGTTAAAGAAGGGACCAGCACTTTCCGTCGAGACATTAATCAAAAAACATATTTGGATGAAGGCGCTTATTACAATCTTCAAGGTAAAGCTGCATTTGAGTCGTATGGCTCTGTACAGGACGATCTAGATAAAAGCCGTAAAGATATTTCCTCAAAACTTACGCCACGGCAGCGTGATAAATTTGATGCTATTTCACTTCAATACCTAGATCGTGAACTCGACAGTATGAGTCGCCACGCAGCAAAAGGGCGAACCACATGGCACAACGAGCAAGACGGGGCGATTATTTCCTTAGCAATCGAGGACGGATCATTACGCTATAACGATAATGGTGATTATTCGGAGCAGATAAAAAAAGGCGTTAATAATTTAGCTAAAAGAAATGGATGGACACCAGAACGGAAAGAAATTGAGGTAGAAAAAAACCTGTCGGTAATGCATAAACAGGCTATTGATAATGCGATGGTGCAAAACCCTTCTTTAGCTAAAGAGTATTTTGAAAAACACAAAGAGGAAATAGCGCCATCACTGCATGATGATATTCAAAAAATAATTAATAGTCAGGTTAACGCTCAATGGTCTCAGGATAATGCTGATTTAATCCGCTTGTCAGGCGGCTCGCTAACATCAAGAACAGGTAAGGCCAGAGAGCTAACTAAAAACGATCCAGAAAAACGCAAAGAACTCATGTCACTGATTGAGCATGATTACACCGTGGAAAAACGTGCCCAGCAAGACGCTCAAACTGATATTTATAACGAGTTCACTCAAGCGGCAATAGATGGTGCTTCAGCTACAGAACTACAGTTAAAGCAGCCTAACAAGTGGAGTCAATTAAGCGCGTCTCAACGCACGGCTTTAGTTAAAAACAAAGACACGAAAACAGACCTTGGCGCGTATTACGAGCTTAAAGGTTTAATGGTTGGCGACAAAGATGCGGCCAAACAATTTTTTATTAAAAATGCCGCCAAATTTAGTCATGGTGACTCAAAACAGATCATTAATGATTTACAGAAACCAACCAAGCAGTATAAAGGCTTTATTTCTGAGAAAGCAGCATTTGATAAGGCTATGGAAGGTATCACTGGTAAGCAGCCAGTTAAAGGTGATAAGCGTAAAAAATGGAATCGACAATATAATGTTTTTGCAGGCATGTATCAGGAGCAATTAAACAGCTACAAAGATACTAATAATGTCGATCAGGTGCCTGAGGCAGAACGTAGAAAGATTTTAGACGAATTTGCAATAGAGGTGATCCGTAAAGATTCTTTCTTAGGAGTTGACTGGTTAAACCCAGATGAAGAAATGGGGATCAATGATATCCCTGTTGATGATCTTGAAGCTATTAGAGACGCGCTAGAGTCGGGCGGTCATTCAACTACGCCTGACAATATTATGCAACTTTACCTGAGTCAATAGTCGCAGTTGCCATAATAATTATTAAACGAGTAGACTTGGCTTTTACTTTGCTAGGGACGAGATTATGTATATTGAACCATTCGCTATTGTTTGGATTGTTGTCGGATACGTCTTTTTTGGACATAAAGTTATGTTTGATCATATCACTGATGCTAAGGCCATATCTAAAAAACACGAGGAAGAAGTGTCGCTTGATGAGTATTTCATAGCCTATGCTGCCGCAGCATTTGCTGTTGCTTGGTGGCCTATTATGGCGGTATGGCTATGGTTAGGAAAGAACAGGCGTAAAGCTAAAGAGGTAGATTATGGAGATAGACAGTAAATGACCGACTGGGACGAAGCACTAAAAACCGCCGAAGAAGGCGGTTTTTTTATGTCTGAAAGTAAAAGAAAATTGCAGGCCAGCTTGCAGGGTTCGGTTGCTTTCGATCCCGCTGTGTCCGCCGACATTAGCTCTATCAGTAAAGAGTCGGGAGTGCCTTTTGATGTTGTCGAGCGAAATAAGGGCCGCGTAGAAATCGATCAGAAATACAATAATATTGATATAGATAAGATTCTTGAAAAGTCACCAACAACAGGTGAGTTTTTATCCGATCCAGATAATGCAAAACAAGCCCATGATGATATCGACAGCCTTGTGACGGTCGAACAAGCTATCAAGACATACAAGCGTGGCGATCTTGACGACACAGAAGGTTTGCCGGGGCATGAAAAGTTAGGCACAATAAAAGAGGCGGAACAAGTATCAAAAAGAAGCGTGCCGACAAGATTGATCGACGCATTTCAAAGAGGAAGAGCAACAGACCGTGCTGGTGTTGCGGGTTTTGAACAATTAAAAAACTTTAACCCTGACGGGCAGCAAGAGCTTGATAATATCAATGCTCATATTCTGGCTTTAGCACCAGAGGAGGGCGGCTCCTTTATTGATGAGTGGATTGATCCGGCGGCTGAGATAGTGGGTCAAATGCTGGCAAGCATGGCTGATTCAACCGATACTGCGGCTTCATCTTCTGCCGTTGCCATGCTTGGCGCATTTGCTGCCGGACAGGCAGGGCCGCAACTGGCAATACCTGAAGAGATTGTAACCATACCGGCTGCGGGTGTGATGGGTTTTAGTTATGGTGCGGCTGTTGGTATGGGGATTCATGCATTTAAGGTGGAGTCCGGGCATTCATATATTGAAATGCTTGAAATTACAGGTAAAAATGGAGAAAAAATTGGTCCAGAAATAGCTAGGTACGGAGCAATAAGTGTTGGCGTTATTAATGCTGCGCTTGAATTGACGGGCTTGGCTACAGTGACTGCGCCAGTAAAGGCGACGATTAAGCGTTATACAAACAATGCAGTTAAAAACGCACTTAAAAACCCAAGCACGCGTGATGCTGTTCTTCGGTTTGCACGTAATTACGCAACAGCTTGGACTGGTGAGGTTTCAACTGAGATATTGCAAGAAATCGTAACTATGGAGGCGGCAGATCTAGCTAAAGATCTATCAAAAGGCGATTTCGAAAAAATGTCCCAAGAAGACTGGGATAACCGGCTGGCTGATATATTTAATAAAGTAGGCAGGGGCATGGCTTTACTAGCACTGCCAGGCGCATCAGTTAATCTTGCCAGTGATATATCTCAAGCCAAAAAGGGTAAAACAGATCAACAGAAGCTTATCGATCTAAGTAAAGCTTCTCAGAACTCAAAATTAAGAGAAAATAATAGCGAAGCATTTAAAGAGCTTGTTCGCAAGATGGGCCAAAACACAGATGCAAGCACAGTATTTATCAATCCTGAAGGGGCTGCAACTTATTTTCAAGGGTTGCCGCTAGAGGACGCGCCAGAATCAGTAACTTCACTGGTTCAGGATATCCCTAAAGCAATTGAAGAGGGTAGAAATCTAGAAGTTCCAGTAGAAATTTTTGCAACAGAATTGGCTGGCACTGAATTTGAGTCAGGTTTAATGCCTCACATGAAATTAGACCCTGACGCATTAACGCCGGCAGAATCGCAAGACAAGGATATTCAAGCCGAGATCAGAGCTCTTGCTTCAATGTCCGAGGAAAAGTTAACCAGTGAAGCTGAAGTTTATAACGATGTGTTGGGCCAATTAATTGCCACAGGACAAAGTGAAAGCACCGCCAAACAATACGCTATTTTACATGAGGCGTTTTTTCGCACTATGGCGGAGCGTGTCGGAAAAAATCCTCTTGAGCTGTATGAAAGTTACGGTTTACGAGTAAGTCGTGAGATTGATCCAAAATTAAAACAACGCGCCAAAGAAATTGATACCACAGACATCATGCTTGATCGTTTGCGTACTGGTGACATTCCACAAAATGCAGATATCTTTGGCAAGACAGTCACGCAATTTATAGCCGAGAATGGCGGTATCTTAGATGAGGGCGGCGAACTAGCGTCACGCGATGCCAATGCCGGTAAAGTAGGTAAAAACACCTTATATCGAAGCACGGGACGCAGCATAGATGATATGGCTGAGTTGCTGGCTGAAGCTGGTTTCATTGCCGAGCGTGACGAGAATCAAGTCCTCGATGTTATTGACCGAGAATTACGAGGTGAAAGCGTCTTTGCATTGGGTCAGGAAGATACGGCATTACAATCTGTTCAGCAAAATTTAGAACAGCTTGCAGATATTATTGATCAAGCTGGCTTGGACGTTAACGCGCTGAATAACGAAGAAATTAAACAGGCGTTAGGCGGTGAGCAAGTTCGGAGTGGGGAAGAAGTTTTAAGCCAATCCAATATTAAAGGCATTAGAGATGTTGAGATCAGACTTGAAAAAATAGGCGTTGAGGCATCTATTTCTGAAAACACAGATCTGATTAGAATCAACAAGATTGTTGTTGCCGCTGAAAAAAGGGGGGTAGGAATAGGTGCGAAAGCGCTCAAGATCGTCACTGATTACGCCGATTCAACTAAAAAAACAATCACTCTTACGCCGAGCAAAGATTTTGGCGCAACATCAATAAAGCGGCTTACAGTATTCTATAAGCGTGCTGGGTTTGTTGAGAACAAAGGAAAGAACAAGGCTTACAGCTTAAGTGATGGCATGTATCGACCGCCCGCTGGCAGTTCAAATATATTTGAACAAAGCAAAAACACATCAAAGCCAGTGTCTACCTTAACTGGTAACGAGATAGCGGTAACTGGTGCCGGAGTAGTTAAAGATGTGCAGAATTATTTCAAAGCCAATCTGCAGGGGAAGGTAATAAAGTCACAAGTTGGTGATATTCGTATTACGGGTAAAAGCTGGAATAAGCTTAGAAATGGTTTAAAGTCAAATCCAGTCAAAGGTGGGCTAATCCCATCAATTCCATCAATCATAAAGCGTGGCCAGTATATTGGTCGCACTGCTCTAGATAAGCCTAGAAGCGACACGGTTATTGCCTTCCATTATTTTGAGGGCAATGTTTCTTTGGGGGGTGAAGTTTATAACGTAAGGCTATCCGTTGGTGAAGATGCGCATGGAAAACTTGTCTACAATCTTGTTGAAGGCAATAAAAAAGGCTCACAACTTACCCGAGTAATATCTCAGGGGAGTGAACCTTCTGACTCCACTTTTACTCAGGAATCTACCCGAGGTGCGGAGACTAGTAAGCCATTAGGTGCGGATGGCTTAAACATAACCATACTCTCGCAAAATGATAAAAGCAAACCGCGTGGCTATTTTAATAAGCTATCTAACGAAATAACACTGACACCTAAAGCTGATTTATCAACATTTTTACATGAATCTAGCCATTTCTTTTTAGAGGTTATGCGTGACCTCTCTAATCAGGATAAAAGCATAAAATCTGATTTAGATGTTATTAACAATTGGGCCAGAGAAACGGGCGCTAAAACTGACCGTGACATTCACGAACGTTTTGCCAGTGGTTTTGAGTCCTATCTTATGGAAGGTAAGGCGCCATCACCAGAATTATACAGTGTGTTTTCGCGGTTTAAATCGTGGCTATCGCTAGTTTATAAAAGCCTCAAGAATGTGTTCAGTCGTAATGATTTAGAGGGTGTTGAATTATCAGATGAAGTGCGTTCTGTTATGGATAGATTGCTAGCCTCAGAAGAAGCCATAGAGCGAGCTAATACTGAGCTGCAGTTCTTGGCACCGTTTGAAATGGAGGTGTTAGGGCTTACACCTGACGAAGCGGGTCGTTATCAAGATTTAGTCAATGAAGCACGCGAGGAAGCAGATGTAGAGCTTACCCGTGAAGTCATGACAGAGATGCATCGAGAGCGTAAAAAATGGTGGCGTGAAGGTGTGGAAGAATTTAAGAATGAAGTACGCGATCAATTAGCTGATCAGCCCGAATACAGAGCGCGTGATTATTTAAGTGGCGCATCTATCCCTAAAGGTATGTTGCCAGCTAAATTAGATAGTAAATACATTAAAGATATTTACGGACTACAGTCCATGCGTAAATTGGGGCGGATGAGTAAGTCCGGCGGTTCAAATCCTGCTCAATTAGCCCCTTTATTTGGCTATCGCAGTGGTGATGAATTGGTTAATGCATTGCTGGGCACAATGAATAAGTCTGAGCGGGAGTCTTATGTGTCGGTGGAAGCAGATCAGCGTATGCGTGATCGTCATGGAGACATGTTAATTGATGGCTCAGTTGATGAAAAAGCACGACACGTTATTCACAATGAGAAGCAGGCCGATAGATTAATTGCAGAGTTGCACTGGTTAAATAGAGCAACCAATACCAAGCCAACAAGTAGGCAGTATTTTAAAGCAGCGGCAGAGTCAGTAATGACCACAATGCCAATCAACAAAGTGCGTCCTGATATTTACCGTAGACAAGAAATAACAGCACGTAATAAAGCTGTTAAAGCGGCGACTGCAAAAGAGTATAGAGCGGCCGCATTACATCAGCACCAAGCAGTGCGGCAGTTTTATTTATACCGTGAAGCATTAAAAACAAAAGAAAAAGCAGACAAACATAGAGCAAGGTTAAAGCAAATAAGCACCGTTAAGTACTCGGCTAGAAAAGTAGATCCAGATTACATTCAGCAGATCAAGGTATTGGTAGCTGCGTTTGATTTTAGAAAAAACCCTACAAATACGGAAGCGCTTCTAGGTCGTGTAAATAAATTTATTGCAGCACAAAAAGAGGCTAACCCTGATTTAATTGCTGGCTCGTTACTGGAAAGTATTACGTCATGGAAGGATATGACACTCGATGATTTGCAAGCCGTTCGTGATGCCGCCGAAAACTTACTCACGATAGGAAAGGCTAATAGCGCTGAAGCAACCGAGCAGTTTTATATTGACGTTAATGAGATCGTCGATCATGTGGTTACACATACTGACAAGCCTAAGCCTAGACAGTCAGATAGAAGTGCCGTAGCTAAAGGGGCAAGTCGCTTAGCGGGCTTTAACGCCAAACATAGAAAGCTTGAGTCATTGCTACAAGAAGCTGATGGCTGGATAGATAATGGCCCGATGCAAGCTCATATATTCAAACCGTTATGGGATGCTCAGACAAACGAGGTTCAACGGCTTGATATCGAACATGAATCATTAAATGAATTGTTCGAAGGTTTTGAATACCTATTTAGTGGACTAGCTCACAATATTCAGGATGCAGCAGATATTATTGCTAGAAATTCTGACACATTGCGTGATACAGCAATAGGAGTTAAAAACAAAACAGACATACATGTCATGCCAGTAGGTCAGGAAGGCCTCACACTGTCCTTGTCGCGTGGTGACAGGGTTGTGCTGGCATTGAACTATGGCAACGAAGGAAACCGTGAGGCGCTAAGGCACCAAGAAAAAAGACAAATGACAGATAGTGAAGTCATTAAAGCTATCAGCACATTATCAAGTGAAGAGATTGATCTAGTTAACAAGATTTGGGAGTACGTGGATAAATTCTATCCAGAGCTATCAAAGGTTGAGCAAAAAGCAACCGGTGTAGCCCCACAAAAAGTAGAGGCTGATCCGTTTACTGTTAATGGCGTTCAAATGCGGGGCGGTTACTATCCGTTACAAGCTGATTCAGCATTAAGCTGGAAAGCAGAAACGCATGCTGTAGAAGAGCGAGCGCAAAAACTATTGCAGGGCGGCAGGGGAAGGGCCTCGACTAAGCACGGATCAACTATTGAGCGTATTGGATTTGGCGGACAAGTAATTAACTTATCTATTGACGGATTATTTAAACATGTCGATGGAATAGTTCATGACTTAACGCACCGTCAAGCTGTTATTGATGCCGATAGAATACTGAGAAATAAAGATGTCCGTGATGCTATGTCCGATGCTATTGGAAGTGAAGGGTATAAAGCTGTAAGCAACGCACTAACCCGCTTAGCCAGTGGTGATATCCACCCTAGTGATTTTAATGAATGGGAAGGCATCTTGCGCTTCTCTCGTGTCGCAGTTAGTTATGGTGCGATGGGGTATTCGTTCGGCACAGCGTTATTGAATGTCACTGGGTTTCTACCCGCCATTCCCGAAGTAGGCAAGGTCAGAATGTTCTCATCTTTGATGGAAGAAATGAAGCACCCGTTAGATATGGGGCGAGACATTAAAGCCAAATCTGTATTCATGACAAATAGGGCGCACACAATTAACCGTGATGTTTATGCAATTTTACGAGACATGAAAGGAAATAAAGGCTGGAATAGATTTAAATCGAACGCCTTTATTTTTATTCAAAAAGTCGATGCCTTTATATCTAGGGCGGTGTGGGATGCTGCATATAATAAAGCTATTGAAAGTGGAATAACTGAAGATAAGGCCGTTTTTGAAGCTGATAGAACGGTGGCTAGAACGCAAAGCACAGGCGTAAAAATAGACCTGTCCCACTACGAAGATAGTAGCGAGTTAATGAGAACTTTTACGCCTATGTATTCTTATTTTAATGCGATCTTAAATCTAAGTATTAGACAGAAAGGAAAGTCTAAAACAGGTCAAATATCAAAGGCGAAGTTGGCAGAAAATATGCTTTGGATATTCTTGGCTCCGGCTCTGCTAGAAGAGTTTTTACGAGGATCTAACGATGATGAAGAGCCAGAAGAATTTGCTACGCGGTATGGAAAGTCATTAGGCAGTTACTACTTAGGCCAGTGGGTGGGTGTCCGCGAGCTGGGAGGACTGGTTAAATACGGGACAATGTTTGAAACGCCATTGCAGCGGACTATCTCAGCACCGGTTAGGCTTGGTTATGAGGCGTATGACTTAACGTTTGATCCCGATGCTGAGTTTGACAAGGGAGCGCTGAGAGCTATAACAGATACATTACCTGTGCTTGGCTTCCCTTCAGGTATACAAGTAAATAGAACAGCTTCTTACCTAATGGAGCTAGCCGAATCTGGTAACGAGCCGTCACCAATTGAGTTTGCGTTTGAAGCGTTAGTAACAGGCAAAGAAGAAGATACAGATATTGAACGATTAATTAAATAAAAGGGTTAATTATGAACAAATTTATTGGTTTGACTAGAGGCAAAGCAAAAAGCGACGCCGCCGATCCAGATTTATTTCAATTAGTTATGATTACGTCGCCGGGCAATATAGTTTTAGAGTTGGAGGGAGGTAAGTCGCATACTATTACACAGCCGCCTACTAACATGTGGCTTCCCGTGGCAAGCGGCATCAGGATAAAAGAATCATCTACAGCAAGCGGTTTTTTTGTCGCGTAAATTATAGTCAATAAAATAACACTATCCGCATTAAAGCGGATTTTTTATGTCTGAAATAAACAGGAGCCAGCTATGACAATACCAGTAGGCAGCGCCATCACCACCCACCTTGGTAATGGTACTGCAGATACTTTTGATTATGAGTTTAAGATCACCTCGGCATCTGATCTACTTGTAACTGTAACCGACACAAACGATGTTGATGCCGTACTTATATTAGATGTTGATTACAATGTATTAGGGGTTGGTGATAATAACGGAGGAGCTATAATATTAATTGCTGGTGCATTAATTTTATATTACGGCTTAACCATTGAAGACAACATTGAAGTATCCCAGCTTGTACCGTTCGGTAATCAATCTTCATTTTCTGCTCAACTACATGAAGATGCGTTTGATAAAAATACAAGACTTGCCGGTATTGCATTTAAGATCTTAGAGAACACGTTAAAACTGCCTTCAACATTACAGTCGGCATCAACAATACTGCCAAAGCCTGAAAGCAATGCTTCGCTAGTGTGGAATGAAACCGCCAACTCTATTATTAATGGGCCAGCAGTTAGCGACATTATCGCCTATTCTCAGCTTGCAATTTCTGCCGCTGAGACCGCTCAAGAATCTGCAGCGTCTATATTAAATGCCTTGACTGTTTTTGGCGACTTATATTTGGGCTCTTTCGCTGTCGGTCCTATCCTAAATAATGAAGGAGGCGCTTTGGTAGATGGTAACTCATACTGGAATACCTTTTCAGTTGAGATGTTCTTTTACGATGAGTCAGGTGCGGCATGGGTGTCGTTTAGTTCAGCAGCTATTGCTAGTCAAGTCCTTTACAATCCGTCGGGGGGAATGTCAGCACTTAATGTTGAAGATGCTATTAATGAATTAGACTCAGAAAAAACCTCCACCTCTGATGTAAATTCAATTGTAGCAGCGGCATTATCGGCAGCAGCAGTTCAAGATATTGGTATTTTGAAACCAATGCTAGGCACGGCTTTACCTGCGAACCATTTATATCCAGACGGGCTGGAACTAGTTAGGACTGATTATCCTGACCTGTACAATTACGCGCTAGCAAGCGCCAATATGATTAGCCAGACCCTTAAAGATGCCGACCCTATTAATTTAGGTGGTAATTGGGGTGACGGTAATGGAGCCACGACTTTTACAAAACCGATGCTGGGCGGTATGCATATCAGAATAGATGATATGGGCAGGGGGGTTAACCCAACCCAAGGTGTCGGTGGTTATAAAGAAGATGAGGTTAAAGCTCATACGCATATGTATGGTAAAGACATCTCTACTCACTTTGACACAGACTACATTCGGCAATGGTTTACTCACGGTGTTGAGTTTGAGACTTCTAGTACTGGTGGCCCTGAAAACACTGTTAAAAACATTGTTTATTCACACTGCTTTAGAGCATTAATTTAAGGAGTCATGCATATGCCTTTAATACATTTTGCATCGCAATCCAATAACGAACATATCCTGTCAAGAGAAGCAATAGGGGCTGACTACGATTTAGTTAAAACCGCTGTTATTAATACTAACCGGTGGAGAACTTTGGTAGCCCCTCCTTCATTATCAGGCAATCAGGTTGCCGTTCTGACTGCGCGAGATGCATGGTCTATTCAGCCTGATTATAGAGGGTATGTCGGCTATGATGAAGGAGATGTTAAGCATGAGGTTAATGTAATCAATGTGACACCTGATCCTGTATGGACTACAACGGCCCCAACTCCTCCACCCCCTGAACCAGTAATACCCACTATAGTGACTCGTAGACAAGCTAAGAGAGCATTGTTTGACAACGGTCATTTATCTTTAGTAATAGCTGCTCTTGAGGCGCTCCCTGAACCCGCTCAAACTAAAGCCATGATTGATTGGAGTGACGCGGGAACTTTCCAGCGAAGCAACGCTATAGTTCAGCAGATGGCGGCGGTTCTCTCGATGGATGAGTCAGAACTAGACGCTCTCTTTATACAGGCATCATTAATATCATGATTATTAAATTAATAGATGCAGTTTCTCAATTCTTCAATGTGCTTTTAACTAACGGTAGTCCAAACGAATCTCTATCAGGTCACGCTTTTAGGGTTAGCTCAAAATGGGAGAGGGTTATTGACACGTTAATTTTTTGGGAAGACAGTCATTGTGAAAAATCTCATTTTAATGATGTTGAATACGGTAAACAGTTAGAGCCGAAAAAATAAAAGGGTAGTTTATGAGCTGGAAAAATATATTAGCCGCGAAAGCGGTTTTTTTATGTCAGGAGATCAGATATGAACTGTTTTTTATTTAATATTCTTCTAGGCGGCAGGGGAGAGTCAGGACCAGTTGCGGCCCCTATTTTCAGCGGCAACTTCAGTATCCCTGATGCGCCTGTAGGAACTGAAGTAATCATTAATCTTGATCCCTACTTTGCTACAGGTGGCCTTGTAGCCACATATTCAATGTTAGGTACATTACCAGCGGGCCTAGCCATTATTGGTCGTCAAGTACTGGGCACGTTAACCACAGCAGCAACTTATAGTGATTACGGCATTCGAGGCACTAACGCTACTAATTATGCTGATTCTAATTTAGATAGTATGTTCGTAGGGCCATTAGTTGAAGCTACTAACTTCTATGGCCACAAATACATTGACACCACATCGATAGATGTATCTGGCGGCATCGTTACAGCCATGGCCGCAGGTAACGCACCTTTCATGCTTCATGCGTCTGCAAGTGCTATTTCAGGGGTGGCCACCAGATTATATGAAACACTACCCGTTGACTTTTATGAGCACTTTGAATACCGCTGGACAGTGACCAACGAAGATGGAAGTGCAGTTCAATACTTCAATGAAGTTACTGATAATCGTGTTGGTGATGTAGGTGTTGTAAATCCATATATAGATGTCATCAGCCCCGACATGATGCTTATTCTGCGCGACCCTCAGACCTACAAGGGGCAGTTAAGCATTAAAGGCATTAAGGCTGACGGCGTTACATTTGAAACCGCTACCGTCAACTTTGATATTGTCGTTGCCAAACCTGTAGGAATAACGCATAGATACTATGATATAGCAGGGGGTAATAATGCAAATGACGGTAATGATCCTATTGGTGTTTCACTTACAAATGCTTCTTATATTGAGGCCACTGGCGCTCTAACAGAGGCCGGTAAGTTTACAGGCTACGACCATGCAGCCGCCACCGCTTCTTACTCAACCAATAACTTTAACTTTATTTACGTAGATGGGGCGTTACGAGAAATAGCCTCTAAAACAAATGATGGCGAAATTATTTTAAAGGACAAGCTAGGTAGCAACAAAACAGGGCTGGCCAGCTCAAATGGGCCAAAACAAAACTGGAATGGAATAGAGCAAGATAATACGATTGAGCATCTACGCGGCGGCTCATATGACGTATCTAGTAGTTATAAAATATGGACAGCTACAAAAACAGTGCAAAAAGGGATTGTGGCATGGGATGGTAGGGCAACAATACTATCCAGCACCATCGGTACAGATGGGTACTTGCTAGATGGTGGTGTGGGGTCAACTCGCTACCTGCCTGAAACCATTGTGTTCTCAAACGTAATATTTGATTGTCAATATTCGACCATGATGGCGCTGAATTTTACATGCACATCTACGGTTGATGTGGGTACGCATCAATTTATTTATGATAGAACGGATTGGATAAGAGCGGGGCTAACAACCGCGGCTGAGAACTCCGCCTCAGGTCGCGCAATCCAAATGCTCGACTACGCCACTACAGGTACAGTGGGATTCTGGGGCGGCTTGATTGACAACCTTCATAGTCCAGCTAATCCGTCTGGCGAATACCGTAAATCTGGTATTTATACTGAGTTTGGCGATACGTATTGGCAGGGTCGTTGCGGCTTGTTTATTGATGCTGACGCAGATGATGCCGTCTTTGATCACTATTCTTATAGTAAGGGTTCTTACGATCATTATTACCTTGGCTGGGTGTATTATCGACATTCAAACACGGGCATTGGTTATGCGGAAAATAACGATAATTCTGCACAAAATACAACACAAGTGCGTAAATACTTCGCGTGGCATGATTGCCAGCAAGACAATGGGCGTAACGGTTGGGATGGCTCTAACTCATCCAATAGACATGATCAAGGTTTGTTCAAGCATCAGTACTTAGCTCGGAATAGCATCAACTCAGAGTTCACAATGGTATTTGCATTTAATATCTTGTCGTACTTCGCTGTTGCCAACAGGATTTATCTGAAGAACCCGCAGACTAGCGCCGTGTTTACGAATGCTAGAAACACCTCGTACACTTATACAGATGCTAATTACTCAAGAGTTCTTCAAGATAACCTAATTTACAATGGCGCTTTACATAACGATAGTAGAAATTTAACAGCCGTTACCAAGGGTCACACAGCAATATTTGATAATATTGTTGTAAACCAAGGCGCGTCTGAGATAACGCTCTTACTAGATGCTGGCAGTGTCCAGAGTCAAGTAGCCAAAGGTAACACACTGAGAGCGCCTAATTATGTTAGTGGTAATCATTTAAATTCAGGTGGCAGCAACCAAGACTTAGCGGCATTTAATACAGCCATCGGCTACACAAATAACGATACCGACCCTCAATGGAATGACCCCGCAAACGGTGATTTTAGTACGGGGCCAGTAGCTCCGGTTGCTCCGGTATTTTCGGGCACGCTATCACTTCCTGACGGTGTCGAAGGTGAGGTCTACTCTTACGATGCCTCGGGCCGCTTCTCAGGTGCCATTACAACTTACACGCTAGAAACAGGTGTGATGGGTAGCGAGATTACATATAATTTGGCTACATGTGTATTTAGTAGTGCAGCGGCATTAACTGTTGGTGTGCCAGACCTGACCGGCATTACAATATCAGCATCTAATGGTGCGCTTAAATCAGCTATATCTAACACAGCCGATATAGTTATTAACCCCGCCGTACCAGCCACTCAACAACTTACTTTTGATGGAGCTGACACTCACGCTACGTTTAGCAATAAATCGTTAGGAATAGGTGACACAGCAACACAGATATTCAACTCTAACAATCTAGGCTCAAGCCGATACCTATTTGATTCAACATCTGGAATAAGAGGTAGGTTCAGTGTCAATTCTAGTAATAGAGCTGACTTCGATAACTCCCGTACTAGCTTTACTATAGATGGTAATAATGTTGGCTGGAATAGCGACATATCAGCCTACATGGATGGTAATGACCACCCAATAGTTCTGACCGCTACAAGTCCGGTCGTAGTCAATGTAATCGGGCAGCATAAGGACTCTTGGGATAATTGGGATGGCGTTCTTAAAGAATTAGAATTTAATATTGGTGGCACGATAACGAAATGGAATATTGATAGCGGCTCTACCACTACAGAGGCAGCAAGTATTGGTACTGGCGATATGACATTTGTAAATGTTGTTGCCGGTGATTGGAGTTAAATATGTTTAATTTATTAATACCGGCGGTAACAGTTTTACTGGATAAGTTAATACCAGATCCACAGGCGAAAGCAGAGGCACAAATCAAGCTTATTGAGTTATCACAATCGGGGCAGCTAAAAGAGTTAGAGTCGGCCATGACTGTGATCGCAGCAGAAGCTAAAAGTGAGCATTGGATAGTAGCCGCTTGGCGTCCTATTACAATGCTTTCTTTTGTAGCGATAATTGTAAATAACTACCTTATTTATCCCTACCTTTCGTTGTTTTGGAGCGCCGCTCCTTTATTAGTGTTGCCGCCTGATTTATGGGCGTTGTTGAAAATTGGCTTGGGCGGTTATGTTATCGGTCGAAGCGTGGAGAAAGGTATTGATAAATGGAAAAATTAAAGCGCGCAAATATGGTTAATTACGATTACTTCACTCAAGCAGAGCTACAATGCCATTGCAGCTACCCCGAATGTGACGGTGGCGAAATGTCACCAGCCTTTATGGTTCGTGTAATTGATTTAAGAAAATTCTTAGACTTTCCATTTCCTGTTAGTAGCGGCTTTAGATGTGCAAGACATAACACCGATGTAGGTGGTAGAAGTAATAGCCTGCACTTGCTGGGTCAGGCTATTGATATTGGAATAGATAGAGACAGAGCTTATCAATTAGTTGCCGACGCTAAAAACTTTGGAATGCGCGGTATCGGTGTTCGACAAGTCGGTAGTAAAAGATTTGTACACATTGATAATCGGCCACAAGATCATGTTTCCTTTTGGAGTTACTAG